GAACGCTCTGCGGCGTTTTGTTTTTGCGCGGGCTGCAAGGCCCGTGTGATCTGCGCGTCGCTGGCACCGGCGCGGTGCAGCGTGTGGCTGATGGCATGGCGTAGCGCGGCGGTGTGCTTCTTCGGCCACTTGTGGTGGTTGACCAGGTCGGCCATCGTGCCTACTGAAATACCGAGTTGTTTAGCCATGTGGGCCTGCTTGATGTCGAGCTTATCGAGCAGACGCTTCAATGGTGTAGTGCGCGTCGCGGCCATCACTTGACCCTCCTCAGTTCAGTCACGTTGCCGCCACCGTGCGTGCCGGTCGCCACCGTGTTGCCCCACTGGTCGGCCCATACCTGCGGCACATTGCCCGCAGGGAAGGCGGTGGAGATTTGCATGTAGAGGTCGGCTGGGGAGGCGGAGCCTAGGCGCTCCTTGATGCTGCGCACCGCTTCCGGCACGGTGAGCATGACCTGAACGGCTGTAGCCTTGGATTGCAGGCTCTGTACCTGCGGCGTCTGTACTTCCTCGGCATTTGGCACCAGCCGATGCGGCAGGTCGGTTTTGCCCAAGTGGCTGTGTGCGACGATGCCCTTGCCTTCGTTGAGGTGGCCGAAAGGACGGGCCTGCTCTGCCCGCTTCTTCTCGGCACCGTCCACCGTGGTGCCGTCGCCCCACGCGGCTGCGGACAACGTGTTGGCTGCGCGCTCGCTTGCAGTCGCTGGTGCGCGAGCGTATTCCTCTCCGGCGACAGGCGCTGAGAGAGGGCGACCGTAGTCGTCGAACGCGCTTTCCGGCTGCACCTGCACCAGTAGCGACTCATCGCCCATGCGCTCGATCTCGATGCGCAGCGCGCCCTGCTGCATGAGCATTGGCGTCACGCGCACCTTCTGTCCGTTGCCGAGGAACTCGGCCCAGGGTTTCAAGTCGTAACGCGCGGAACGGCCAAGCTCCGGGTGGGCAAAGCTGATGGAAAGGTCGCGCACCACACGGGTGAGTTCCTGACCAGCCATGAACCACTGGCATATCTCGCGCGGTGGCATCTGCACCAGCGCGCCGGGGTGCCGCATGATCAGTTGCCATAGATCATCGCGCACCATCGGTTGGCCGCTGGCGCGCGTTAGGCGACAGTCCACATGCGCGATGGCGTTGGCGTTGAAGTCACGCACCCACGCCGCCGCTGCCGCGTTGAGTTGCTCGACGGTCTCTACTGGCTCGAATCGCAGGCGACTCTCGAAATGCGTCTCGACTAGGTTGTTACCCTGCTCGACGCCGCCCTTCCCCCACGAGTGGCCAACGGCGTGTGTTTCATGGTCAACGCCGAGCGCGTCGAGCAAATTTTTGATGGCAAAGCTGGTGTTGGCGCTGCCCTTGTCCCACAGCAACATGCGCGGTACGCCATGCGACACACGCATCGGCTGCTGGCTCCAGGTGTAGAGCAAGAACTCAAACAGGCTATGCTGGTTCTCGCCCGCTGCCTCGTAATATCGAACGTCGAGGTTGCTGCTGGCGTGGTCGTAGCGAACGTAACGCCACACCTTGAGCCGCACCTTGTCCATGCTGGCTGGCTTGTTCTTGTAGAACTCCTCATCGCGCATGATCGCCTGGCCCTTCGGGGTGTAGTAGATGAGGCAGAGCGATGGATCAATCTGATGCAGGTGGTTCGGATGCAGGCTGCGCAGCGTGATGTGGTTGCGCGCGGCGAGTTGCGATTTGATGTCCATGCGAGCCGCGCGCAGCAGAGAGTTAATGCGACCCTCGGATACCGGCACATCTATACCGTTGGTATGTGCGATGTTCATGGCCACCGCCGTGGGCAGTGTTGCCTTGCCATTGCCGCGTATCCCCTCGCGCTTCGCCGCCGCGATGAAGTTCAGCGTTTCCTGCGGCAGCGCAGTGGTGCCTGCATCGGCGCGCTTCTTACGGCCAGTTCGATAGCCGGTGTGATCTCGAAGCCAGGCATAGACCGTCGATGGATTCTTTCCGATCAAGCTGGCGAAGCGATGCACCAGCTCGGTCGCGCAACCATGCGGAGCCGCGTTGATGCGGTCGCGCAGAGCAAACAGCTCTTGCAGCAGATCGGGAGCGAGTGGATTGGCCATGATGATGTCCTGCGCGTTAGGCAGCGTATGCGCCGAGCGACTTGTCGAAAGTGGTGCGCTCTTTGGTCAGCCCCGCCTCTGATCGAGCGAGTGCCTGCTCGTAGACATCGGCGATGTGGGTCAGCGCCGCCTCATACTTTGGGCGCTGTTCGTCGGGCATGTCCTGCGCTACCTCGAACAGCGTGATGCGGCAGGTTTCCAGCTCGCTGATGGCCTGCGCGATCTTGCGACCCGCAGCGGCCACCTGTTCAGCGACAGGCTCCAGTGCGTCCGGCCAATCAGTATCGGCCACCACTTTTTTCTTGAGCTGCACTTGCAGGCTGGCGAGCTTCTTGTGGGTCTGCTCCAGCACGGCATCCTTGGCCTCCACGTCGCCGCGCAGGCTGCGGATGGTATTGCGTAGCTCCTTTATGCTCATGGTCGCCACGTCATCTAGGGCCAACTCCCCGGTCTGGCCATTAGCGGTCAGCTCTTCGATTTGCTCATCGTCCAGCACCAGAAGTTCCAGCAGCTTGGACTTGCCGAGATGCTCCAAATGCGCCGACATCGGCGCATTTGAAAACTTGCGGGCGATTTGCATGGATTTCTGTGCGACACGAGGCTCAATACCGATACGATCAAGCCTTGCAATGAAGTCGCCGTGTTCGCAGCTCTCGCGCAGCAAAATTAGAGACGTGCCGAGAGCGAATAGTCCGGCGTGGATGTGGCGCTGCGCTTCGATGGCCACCGCCTCTAGTGCATCTGGATGAATCGGCCCGGAGTAGTGCATGGATGTGGCCAACTCCCTAACCTTTTCTGCGCGCTGGTGATCAATGACGGCGAGCTGGTTGGCTGCCGCTGCTGCTGCTGGCAGGCCGGGCAATCCAGCCTCGGCGATGGTGCTGGATGGGTTATCGGTGGTGGTGGTTTTGCGAGCCATGTGGCTTCTCCTTTTCAGTTGGTGGTCAGACGTTGCTTCATGTTCTGGATGCGCTCCTCCGCCGCGTCGAGGCTGCGAAGGATGGAAACTGCGTGGCGTGCTAGCTGCACCGATGGGCGGATTCGACCGGTCTCCGGGATGCGCTCGGCGAATCCCTTTTCTTCCAGGGTAGCCACGTAACGTGTGATGGCGCTGGGGTCGAGGCCGGTTGCCTTGCAGATGTCGGTCGGCGTCAGGCCGTGTGCGAAGTGGCCGAGTAAGGCGGCCAACACGTCGAGCACCTTTCCTGCGGTTTGGCTGGTTTGAGTTGGCTTGCTCATTTGCGCACCAACCCGTTTGAATTAGATTCATGAGCTTCGACAACTGAATCCAGACCAGCCTTGGCGTATTCGGCCAGCTCTCGTAGTCGTTGCGTGGTGATCAACCTTAGACCCATCCCGCCATTGCGAATGTGTAGCGCCATATCGTTGGTTGAGCGGATATCAGTAGGGCGCTCCAAGACATGCGCAAAGAAAAATAGAGCACTTGTTTGCAGCTGGTCTGGGGTAGAAAAGGAATCTTCTGGACGCGGCATGGTTTAAGCTCCTGTGAAAATGATTTGCAACGTGGGAGAATTTAGGCTGTACGATTGGTCTTTAGGCCGAGCGCGACGAATACCTTGTGAGCTTCGCCGCGTTTCCCCTTTGAGCGTCCGCGCAGCACCATGAACATGGCGTCGTAGTCCAGCCCCTTGCGGCGGCAGTAGTCGGAGACGGATTCGCCGCGAGCGTCAAGCTCAGCTCGGAAGGCGGCGATCTTTCGTTCGAGTTGGTCTTTGGTCATGGCTTGCTTGGTGGTGTTCGGTTTGTGATGGTGGTGATTGTGTGACTTAATATGTCACATGTCAAGGGGTGTGTGATGAATAAAATCAATGAAAATCGTTTTCCGGGAGATCGGATTAAAGAGGAGCGCCTGCGTCTTGGGATCAAGTCCCAGGCGGCGGCAGCGGCAAAGTTCGGTGTCGAAAGGGAGACCTGGTCTCGCTACGAAACCGGGAAGATTGAAATGGGGCGTGATGTTTTTCGTCACTTCGTGGATGCTGGAGCTGATGCCGGATACATCGCCACCGGCGTCAGGCGCGGCGAGGAGCACGCTACGACAGCCGCGCAGAAGATGCGCGTAAGCATGTTGGCTAGCCTGCTAGGCGATGAACTGCAGCGCGCTGGGACTGGCTTGAAGTACGAGGTGTTCTATGCCGTGCTGACCGGATTGGTGCAGGATTACGGTGATGCGCCTAACTTCGATGTGGACGCAGCGCGAGCAGAAATCGCGGCGCTGCTTGGAAGGAAATCCTGATGGAATTCATCATGGTGGTTGCGGTGATCATTGGAGGGTGGCTTGCCATCGCAACTGCGAATGATGGCGCGGCACGCCGTAAGCGTAAGCTGCACCCTGATGACCGCATCCGACAGATCGTCAAGGATGTGAATAAACTTGCTTTCGTGATACTGGGGATCTGCTGCTTTAGTGTGGCCAGCGCCGCCAACTATCCATGCAGTCAAAGCAAAGGCGGTGTCAACTATTGCGATGGCGATAAGTTCGTGTGCAATGACGGTAGTATCAGTGCATCGAAGAGGGTGTGTTCCATCGCCAAGCACGGCACGAAGGAAGCGCCAAAGTCGGAGGAACCCGTGCTGCGCAAGGATAAGAAAAAGGAGAGGAAGTGATGTCTGTCGCAGCCGCAGCTCTTATTTGCTTGGTAGTTGGCGTCACCGATGGCGACACGATCAAGGTGCGCTGTGGCGAGCCTGGCGCATACGAAGAGGTCAAGGTTCGGCTCGGCGCAATCGACGCGCCAGAGAAGAAGCAAGCCTTCGGTCAACGCTCGCGCGATGCGCTGGCGCAGCTATGTTTCGAGCAGGACGCGCAAATCAACAAGGTGAGCCGTGACCGATACGGGCGCACCGTCGCCGATGTGAAGTGTCAGGAACAAGATGTTGGGCAGTTCATGGTGAGCAACGGCTTGGCGTGGGTGTATGACAAATACGCCAAGGGATACGGTCACCTCTACCCCATGCAGGACGCGGCCCGGGTCGCGCATCGCGGCCTGTGGGCCGACGATGAGCCGACGCCGCCATGGCTGTTCCGTAAGCGCGCCAAAAAGTAAAGCCCTTTACTGTCTGGTCGCCATGCCTCCCGGCAAAGTGGCGACATGGACAAACACTTTGCAGCTCTTGAACGGGTTCCCGCACCTCTGACGCAAGCCGCCGCGCTGGCCTTTGAGTTGGAGTTTGAAGAGCAGGAAGCTCCGCAGCGGATACGCGTTATTCCCGATGGCGAATTCGATGCGGTAGATGGTCGCCCAGGCAACATCAAAGGCGTGAAGGCCAAGAAGTGGCGCATGGATGCGCAGATCGCGCAGCGCATCATCGCGCAGTTCGTTGATCGCGGTATTGATCTGCCGATTGACTACGAGCACCAAACCCTCAAGGCGGCGGAGAACGGTCGCCCCGCGCCTGCTGCGGGCTGGATCACCGGCCTCGAATATCAGCCCGGCATCGGCTTGTTGGCGCAGGTGCGCTGGACGGATGCCGGGGCCGCGCATCTGGTCGCGGGCGAATACCGCTACCTCTCTCCCGTTTTTTTCTTCGACCCCGACACCGGCGCTGTGCAGTCCCTGCACAGCCTGGCGCTCACGAACACGCCCGCGCTAGGCGCGCTCGGCGAGATCGCCGCGCTGGTGCAGCAGATGGTTTCACTACGCCGACTGCCCGGCTCTGGCAGGACTACCAATGAGGAACCCACGATGGATAAAACCCGAGTGCTGGTGGCCCTGGGCTTGCCCCTGGATACCGGCGATGACACGGCGCTGACTTCGCTTTCCGCGCTGGCGGCTAAAACCCGCGAGCAGGAGACAGAGATCGCAATGCTCAAGGCCAACCAGTTCGACCCGGCCAAACATATTCCGCTGGAAGAGCATAGCAAGCTCAATGGCGAGCTGGCCGCGCTCAAGGCCGCAGGCGACCGTGCCGAGCATGAACGCCTGATGGCGGCGGCGCTGTCCGATGCCCGCATTCTGCCGCCCAACGAGGCGTACTGGCGTGCGCAGCCGCTGGCCGCACTGCATGCCTTTCTCAAGGATGCCAAGCCGCTGGCGGCTTTGGGTGGCACGCAGACGGGCGGCAAACAGCCAGCTGGCGGCGGTCAGCAGGTGGCGCTCACCGAAGATGAGTTGGCCGTGTGCAAGAGCCTCGGTCTGACCCCTGAACAATTTGCCAAGGCGAAAGGAGAATAAGCGATGAGCACACTGACTTCGGCACGTAACACCTTGGCCCGCGACGGCGTGGATTTCACCTATCCGGTTGCGGCCAGCACCAAAATTTACGCGGGCAGCATGGTCACGCTGTCGGCCACCGGCTTTGCCCGTGGCGGCGCGGCGGGCGGCACCAAGGCCGCAGGCATCGCTGTCGAGACCGTGGACAACAGCAGCGGCGCGGATGGCGCGGTGCTGGTCAAGGTCAAGCGCGGCGTCTTCGCCTTCAACAACTCGGCTGCTGCCGATCTGATCGACCTGGGCGATGTGGGTGCTGTCTGCTATGTGGTCGATGATGAAACCGTCGCCCTGACCGATGCCACCGGCACACGCGTTGCGGCTGGCAAGGTGGCCGACGTGGAAACGGTCGGCTCCGGCACTGTGGTGTGGGTGGATTTCCGCTAACCGCCTGACTCAATCAACTCAATAGGAGCAAACATGTTAATTACTCAAGCGCAGGCGACCGCCGCCTATACCGGACTCCGGGCTTTGTTCAACGAGGGCTTCATGGCCACCGCCAGCGGTGTGGAAGACCAGTGGAAGGACATCGCCCTGCTGATCAACTCGGAGACATCCGACGAAGAATACGGCTGGATGAAGAATCTGTCTTCCATCCGCGAGTGGCTGGGTGACCGTCAGGTGCAGAACCTGTCCGAGGCCTCGTTCAAGATTTCCAACAAGCATTTCGAGGGCACTATCGGCGTGCCGGTGGACAAGATCGCCGACCGCAAGCTCGGCGGCTATTCCATCGCCGCGCAGCAGCTCGGCCAGAACGCACGGGTATTCCCGAATCGGCTGGTGTTCAAGCTGTTGCAAGAGGGTTTTGCCGCAACCGGGCCGGACGGCCAGTATTTCTTCGACACCGATCACCCGGTGCAGACGAAGGAAGGCGTGGTGTCGGTGAGTAACACGGGCGGCGGTTCCGGCGCGGCCTGGTATCTGCTGGACACCAGCAAGGTGGTCAAGCCGATCATCTTCCAGCAGCGCACTCCGTTCAAGCCGCAGGAGCTGACCAGCGGCGACAGCGACCATGTGTTCAAGCGCAACGAGCTGCTGTTCGGCGTGGATGGCCGCTGCAATGTGGGCTATGGACTGTGGCAGACCGCCTATGCCAGCAAGCAGACGCTGGACAAGACCGCGCTGTGGGCTGCACGCGCCAATATGATGGGCTTCAAGGGCGACAACGGCGAGCCGCTGGGCATTACGCCCAACCTGCTGCTGGTGCCGCCCTCGCTGGAAGAAGCTGCCCGCACGGCGCTGGAGGCTGTCATCATCAGCAACACCAGCAACGTGATGAAGGGGCTGATGAAGGTTGAAGTCTGCCCTTGGCTGGCTTAATAGGAGGAACACATCATGGCTAACAGCATCGAAGTAATCTGCAAGTCCGGCGTGTTTCGCCGCGCCGGACGCGAGTTCTCCGCCACCCCAACCGTAGTTGCGCTGGGCGACTTGTCCAAAGAGCAACTCCAGTCGCTCCAGAACGAGCCGCGACTGATCGTGCGCGAAGTGGATGCGAATTCGACGGACGCCAAGCAGCCCGGCAAGAAGGGCTGACACTAAAACTCTCCTCCTGCCTCCTTTTGGCAGTTTGCCCGTGCCGCCTCCCCCGGTGCGGGCTTTTTTTTGCAGACGCGACAGAAGCGCCTACAAGCGATTGAAGCTACCTATATGCCCCGGTT